GAAATATTCTCGCTTTAAGCCGCAATGTCAAGCACAATGACATCGCCTCATGGTAGCAATGCGCTCCCTACTCTCACAGGTGCAGTGAAAGTAGAGAAATGTATAGAAGCAATAGTAAGGGCATCCAAGCTATATGGGCTGAAATTAAATAAAGAAGAGGAAGAAAGTTGCATAGCAAAAACGACACAATATTACACAACTCTTGTCAATGACCTAAAAGGAAATTGGGCAAAAGTCATGAAATATAAATTGTCGGCTTTCTTCTCATCAGTAAATAAACAGCCATTAGCAAAAAATCCATTCGGACCAACGATCAACGATCTCCCGCATCAAATCTTGTGTGGTAAGGCAGGAAGGTTTATCCAAGCCTTCTTAAAAAAAGACCAAACAAGAGAGATGAAAAAGAATCGACTCGAATACACAACAACAATTCTTCAACTCAAAAAAGGCATGCCGAGAGGCACCAAAGATGATGCAAAACAAGCAGCAAGAGAAACTTTTGTGAGTCTAACAACACACAAAATTGAAGAAGATTTGTTGGGTAAAGAGCTGATTCCATGGGGAAATTATAATGATAACATACCTAACGACTTAGCAACAAAAGTAAACAGACCTGAATGTATAAAACAAATCAGAAGAACTGTACATGAGGTGCTAAAGGGCGCAAAGTATGGAATCGAAGATCGTATACGGCCACTCTTCCCATCTACGTCGGCAAACTATATTAATAGCCGAGGGGGAGGTGGAGCCGTAGGGACAATTCTTCAGGACAAAGAACTGATGGAAGGATTACGGAAGCCAGGGGGATGGAACAAGAGAAAATATGAAGTGATAAATAATGAAGAACATATTGAAGACGAAGAATTGACGATATTAACGAAGCAATCAGAACTACCCTACACAGAAGCATATGCAAAATTATGGTTCCGTATATTGAAGAAGGCCGTAGCCGCAGACAACATTGCTGTTCTTGTTGGACTGGTAGAGCCGTTGAAGTTACGAGTCATATCAAAACATGACCCGTACATAGCAACAGTACTACACAGTCTACAAAAATTTATACACAATCACATGAGGAAACAGAAAACGTTTCGACTCATTGGAGAGTATATAAGTGAACGAGCA